CATAGACCCCGTCGTCGCCATTTGCCTATATATTCCCCCATTCAATATTATACAACACAAAGTATTTGAAAATAATACTATATAAAATTTAGTATTGACTTTTTTGCTGGCACTTTGTTATAATAAAAATGGCAGTCAAAATTATACTATACACAGTATAGTATTGACACCAGAAAAAAGTGTGGTATAATATAGACAAAACACAAAGGGGGGTGATATTATGGACACAAGTACCATCGTCCAGATAATAAGTTCGCTGGGGTTTCCGATTGCTTGTTGCGTTGCCATGTTTTGGCAGAACAATAAGCTGAACGAAAGCCACAAGGAAGAAACAACAAAACTGAATGAAGCTATTAACAATAACACGATAGCTTTAAATCATTTAATTGACAAGATAGGGGGTAGTGGTATTGATACTTAAGGAATGCTTGTTTTATAAAAGCGGCGCATACGAGGCGGCACGGCATATAAAGCCTGTCGGAATAGTTGTGCATAGTACAGGGTGTGATAACGAAATGTTAAGACGATATGTACAGCCTACATCAGCAAATCCCGATTATAACAAGATACTTGTTGACCTTGGTAAAAACGTGTACAATAATCACTTAAATCAAAAGTATATTAACGGCGTATATAATGACATATGTATGCACGCTTTTATTGGCAAGAATGATAAAGGCGAGGTCGAAATATATCACACTTTGCCTTATAATTACGCTTGTTGGGGTTGCGGAAGCGGGTCATATGGCAGTTTTAATTATGACCCAGTTGCGCATATCCAGTTTGAGATTTGTGAGGATAGTCTTAAGAATAAGGAATATTTTGACAAGGCGTTTAACGCTGCCATTGAATACTGTGCATATCTTTGCAAAAAGCTTAACATAAATGTTGAAAACATTGTAAGTCATAAAGAAGCGGCAAAGGCGGGATATGCAAGTAATCACGGGGACCCTGAAAACTGGCTGAACCTATTTGGGAAAAATATGGACTGGTTTAGAGCGCAGGTGAAAAACAAGTTAAAAACGACCGCAGACGGAAAAACCAAGACCATATACCGTGTACAAGTTGGGGCATACACGAATGAAGCAAACGCAAAAGCTTTTTTAGGAAAAGTGAAACGTGCAGGGTTTAGCAACGCATTTATAGCGAAAGTTGAGGTGAAAAACAATGGTAAAAACTAAAGACGAAATCATGGAAGAAATTAGAATGTATATCGGTGACCGCTCCGATGACCAAACAATCGCCCTTATTGAGAATATCTCCGATACCATCGACGATTATGCTGTTCACGGCGATTATGACGAAAAGCTAATGGCGGTTGAAGCTGAGTGGCGGCGCAAGTACATTGACCGCTTTATGAACGGCGGTGAAAACAAATCAGAGGTCAAGGTTGAAACAACCGAGGACGAAGAAAAAGAGAAAGCCGAGGAAATCAAAATTGAAGACCTTTACACAGAAAAGGAGAGTGATTGATAATGCCTAACATTGATTATCGAGATGTAAAAACTAACTCAAGCGTTGACGTGCTTAACGCAATCCGCAATTCTGCGTCGCAGAATTATAAAGACCATGTGCCGCTAGCGACTCCTGACGCAAATACAATCCGCAGTATCGGCAATGTCATTATGGATTTTCCCGAGCTTCAGAACGAATTTTTATCTGCGCTGATAAACCGCATAGCCGAGGTAAAGGTTACAAACAAATACTACACAAATCCTTTTGCAGTTTTTAAGAAGGGTAAGCTTAATTTTGGCGAAGTCATTGAGGACATTTTTATTGACCTCGCCCATGTCAAGAATTACAGTCCTGAAAGGGCAGAAACTACAGTTTTTCAGCGGGAATTCCCTGATGTTAAGTCGGCTTTTTATGTGATGAACTATCAGAAATACTATAAGCAGACGGTGCAGCCGTATGACCTTGAAAATGCTTTTCTGTCAATCAACGGCGTGTCGAGCTTCGTTGAAAAAATCGTTACTACAATGTTTACTGCTATGGAGCAGGACGAGTTTTTAACGATTAAGTATATGCTTGCTTATCGTATTTACAGTGGGCTTATGAAGCCGTATGAAATCCCTGCTGTCAATAAGGCAAATATGGAAGAAATTGTTGAAGCTATACAGACAGTTTCTGATGATATGACTTTTTTAAAAAAGGACTACAATCTTGTAGGTGTAAACAACTTTGCCTTAAAGGACGACCAGTATCTTATTGTATCCGCAAAGTTTAACGCAAAGCGCAATGTTGAGGTACTTGCTTCCGCATTTAATATGGATAAAGTCGAGTTTCTCGGGCACATAAAGCTTATCGACAGCTTTGGCTCACTTGACATCGAGCGTCTGAACGAACTTTTTAAAGGGGACGAAAATTATCACGAATTTTCACAGGCTGAAATGGAAGCTCTTGACAGTGTGCCTTGTGTACTTGTCGATAAGGATTTTTTCCAAATTTATGACAAACTGACTGAGATGAGGGCAATTGAAAACACTGAGGGTCTTTACCGCAATATGACGCTCCACGCATGGCGTATATACGCAATATCGCCTTTTGCCAACAATGCACTTTTTGTTGCGGGAACACCGTCGATAACTAGCGTAACTATATCCCCTGCGACAGCTACACTGTCAAAGGGTGGAAAGATACAGCTTTCCGCGAAGGTCGACAGTGAGAACTTTGCGCCCTCGGGTCTGACATGGTCATCTAACAGCGATAAAGCCACAGTCACAAGCACAGGTATAGTGACAGTATCGGCAGACGCCGTAGCAGGTGATGAAATCGTCATAACGGCGACCTCCGTATATGATAACACAATGTCGGGTAAAGCAACTATAACCGTGGCTAAATAATCTATGTGGGAGCATATTTGCTCCCACAAATATTATACAAAGGAGGTATTTAAATGGCATATATAGCACCGAACTCCGATGTTTGGATATGTCGGGGCGTTCCGCTCGACAGCCGCTCAAAATATACTTATCGCCCGTCAAGTAAAAGTGCTCAGTTTGAAGCTTTTAGTGCTTATAGCGTATATACTTTAACTGCACAAAGCTATATAAGACATAGTAACAATACAATCCGTGTTGCGCTTGCTCCTGACTTGCTTTTAACTTGTAACTATATGATGTTTCGCAATACTTCTTTTGGCAATAAAATCTTTTATGCTTTTATTACTGATGTTGAGTATGTCAACAACGAAACAAGCCTTATTACATATAGTATAGACAACATTCAAACGTATTTTTTTGATGTGTCTTTTAATGCAAGTTATATTGAGCGTGAACACAGTATAACTGATAATATCGGTGACAGCATAACACCTGAGCCTGTTATAACATCGGGTCAAGAGGTTATATCAAAATATCAATCGTTAGCCGAGGGGTTAACGGCGGGGGTTTTTACAGTTATTGTAACATCGCATGATCTATTAAACCCTGTTGTAACTGACTACGTTTTCCAGACTGCCACGCAGGGAAATTTTTCGGGTGCCTGCCTTGCGGGAGAATACAATGTCTGTAATGTCGTGCCGTCAAGTTTGCAAGATTTTTATGATGTGGTAAATAATTACATTCGTGTAGCTGGCGAAAATGGCATACTGGGCATGTATTTAATACCCCGCTTAGCGTATACTGCTGAGGGCTGGGACCCAGCCCACCCGTGGTTAGCTCCAAATGTCAGTACAAATAATCTGCCTACAGTTTATGCGCAGGTTGTGCCTAAGCCAGTCGTGACTGATAAACTCGGGGGGTATTTGCCAAAAAATAACAAATTGTACACATATCCGTTTTGTTTTTTTAGACTTAACAACAGCTTAGGCACATCTAAAGATTATAGGTATGAGTTTTTTACGACTGATAACGCTGTGTTTAGGCTGTCAAGTAGTGGCGTGACCCCCGATCAAGCGGTATACTGCACCCCAAATAATTACAGGGGGTTTTTGTTAGATTGGGATAGCAGTTTAATATATGACACTTATCCTGCTACTAGCTTTATCACGTCTGAGTATAACGACTATATCGGCAACAACTCAAATCGTTTGCTTGCGGGTCAGCTCTCACGGATAGTTAGTGCCGTGTCAACTTTTGCCGCAACCCCCGCAAACCCCGCCGGGGCGATCACATCTTTGACGGGTAACGTGATGTCGGGTATGAGCGAGTATGCAACGTTAAAAGATTTACAAGCACAGACCTCCACTATAGGTGGCACAGCAAGTGGATATTTTAATCTATTGTTTGCTCAAAATTTTTTTATTGGGTATCGTGTGACGGTAAATGCAACAGTTGCTAAACAGTATGACGACTTTTTTACGATGTACGGATACACTGTCAACGCTTTAAAAGTACCGCAGTTTGCACAAAGTCAGCGGCGCAAATCTTACAATTATTGTAAGACACGCAATGCTTGTATACGCTCGCTCGGGTCAATCTCTTTAGGCATACCCGATACGGCACTAAAAGATATACAGTCAGCTCTTGACGGCGGTTTGTGTTTATGGGAAACTTTAGCAAATGTGGGAAACTACAGCGTTGATAACGCACTTTAAAAGGGGGTGATATAATGCGCAAAATTAAGGATGGTCTTTTTACAATGTCGGCATGGGATAATAAAAAAAGCTGGAATAATTATACATTTCGGCTATATGAAATGGCGATGTCAAGAGGTGTATGGTCTAACATGCCTGATACTATAGATGTAAGGTATCTTGAGCAAGTGCTTATAACTCAGGGAGCGGCGGTGTTTTTTAATGATGAGGTGCTTGGCTATCTATGCTTGCCTGTCACACTAAACGGCAAGCTTGATGTGTACGGTAATCCCCGAGATTTTGTAGCTATATCCGATACAGGATATACCAAAAATTTAAACATTAATAACGGAGTTATAATATATAATAACTATCTGCGAACACCAAATATTTTTGATATAAAATATTATGCAGATAGATTATATCAATATGACAGAATTATTGATGTAAATATCAACGCACAGAAAACACCTATACTTATAAAAGCCGACCAAAACGAAATACTTACGATGAAAAATGTTTATCAAAAATATGACGGAAACCAGCCTGTTATATATGGTAAGAAAACATTGGCGGATGATAGCTTGACCGTGTTAAAGACGGACGCACCGTGGGTAGCTGATAAGATATATGACTTAAAAGCTAAAATATGGAACGAAGCTTTAACACAACTCGGTATACCAAACTCTGACACTACAAAGCGTGAGCGCCTGATAAAAGATGAGGTGCTTACAGCGCAGGGAGCGGTGATAGCGACCCGCAACTCCCCGGAAAAAATGCGGCAGATAGCGTGTGATAAAATCAATAAAATGTTCGGGCTTGATATATGGTATCAGTTTGATAGCATTGACATAGATAATACTATAAAAAAGGAGGTATCAGAAGATGAGCCACTACACAACGTCGGTGAGGGCGATATGCGAGACGGAGGCAGGACTGACGAGTGAGGTCGGATACGATGATGTAGCACAAGTCTTAAACGCTTCGTGGGATAAAATTTTTGAAGAATTTTCCATTTTTGAGGAAGCGCACCGAGAGATTTTGTGTAAAAAAATCCTGCGGCACTACTACATGGACGAGATAGCGTTTGAAACTGTCGGATTATGGAAATTGGCATTAAATACCAAAATGCAAGAAATAATGCCAAAATATAACGAATTGTATAGTATATCGTCAAGCATAATAAACCCCCTGTATAATAAAAATGTTGTCAAAGAGTTTACAGGCAATGTCACTGATGATAAAACATCAACACGCACCGATAACTTAAAAGAGACACACAGCGGAGATATAAAGACAACTCACGCTGATACACGCACCGATGACTTGACCGACACTAACGGGGGCAAGATTGTAACAGACACAGACAGCACACGCACTGACAATTTGTCGGCAAAAAAGACTGTTAATACCGATACAACAGTTAGCAGTGACGCAAGTACGTCAAGTGATGTTGATACATACTCGTCAGACACTCCGCAGGGCAGTCTATCTGATGTTAAGTCAGGTAAGTATATGACATCTGCAAATATATCCGATAGTACAACAACTACAAAAGGCAAAGATACTACAGCTACGGACACAACGGATACAACAGTCAACACGGGCACACAAAAAAATGTGTCTACTGACACGGTGACTGATAGCCGTACTTTAAAAAAGACTGGCACAGTAAAAGATGAGGGTACAAGCACGGTCACAGACACAAGTGCAGTTGCTCATACTGGTACAGTGTCAGACGTGGGAAAAACTGTAAGTGACAGCAGTCACACTGAAAAGGTGTCAGGCTATGAGGGCAGTGATATACAAGGTGAGTTGCTTGCTAAGTACAGTAAAAGCATAATAAACATAGATATGATGATAATAAATGAGTTATCAGACTTATTTATGCAGATATGGTAAGGAGGATTTACAATGATTGATACATTAAGATATTGGTGTCATAAAATTTTACCACTTGTTTATGATGACAGCTTAAGTTACTATGAGGTGCTTTGCAAGACAAGCGCAAAGCTTAACGAGGTCATAGATAGTACTAACGGCTTACTTGCCGCTTGGGACACTTACAAAAATGACATTGACAAGGCGTTTGGTGATTACACGGCAGGGCTGGACAAAAAATTTGACGACCTGTCAGCAAAAATCAGCCGAGATTTTGACAATTATAAGTACATAGTCAATGATGCGATACAAGATGAGTTTGCAAAGCAGGAGCGGAGACTTAAGGCGCAGGACGACAAAATCGCCGCACAGGATACTCAGATAACGACTATATCTGACAAAGTAAATACCTTTATCACGGAGTATAACAAAACTATAGCACAAATACCTGCGATGGTAGTTGACGCTGTCAATGCTTGGCTTAACGATACAACGCACTATGATAATATCATAGCTGATTTAGCAGGGTCTTTACAGGGTCTTAAGCACTTTGATACAGTCGCTGACTTAAAAACTGCCACTTTTACCCAAATCACAGGCAAGGAAATTTGTGTGTGTGAAAACTACTATGGGGGTGATGGCGTATTTACAATGTGGGAAATTTTGGAACGTCAAACACCTCCCGGAGCTTTTGCTGATGGTATAGCGCATATCGCTTTACCGCATGCTGACGGCGACTTATACTATCGTGTCGCGTTTTTGCGCTCGGAGTATACAGCCACTACACTGGGTATTGCCACCGCGCCGACAGCGACAGCCCGCAACACGCAAATGATTAACTGCTGTAAATACAACTTTAATCCGATTTTGATAGACACAGACTTTACAGTGGATTTATCCGATATTAATACAATAACCAAAACACTTAAAGTATATAGTAATCCGGCAGCAAAGCATACTATAACTTTAGTAAACGGAAATAATTTTATAAGCAGTTTTAGAGATGTTAAAATAATGCACGACACAAACAACTTAAAGCACGCAACGTATGACGGTGTAAGTTTTGACAACTGCGACATTGTGACAAAAGACAAGGCAACTATAGTTGTCAGCAATGTTGACATAAAAAACAGCACTATAACAGCATCGCAGATACAGTGTACAGACGAGTATACAAACACCGACTATATTTTTAGTGGCAACACTTGGACAGCAAATACTATATTTGGCATTGTATTAACAACCGCAACGGTTGACAGTCTGCGTAACTGCGTTGTGTCAAACAATAGAGTCACAAATACCACGGCGACCCGCACAAGGCTCTTATTATCACCAAACATACCTGCACGCAATATAAAAATTACAGATAATGTAATTTATAATCCGCACATATCATCTGATACTCCGCTTGCTGATGGTATTATCGGTGCTTTTACGACTGTGGGGACAGCGGCCGAGTTTACGCTTACAGTTACTGGTAACACCCTGTACTCGTCTACGCTTAACACGGCGCTTACACTTGGCAAGGCAACTGACACATATCATAAGTTTACGATGATATATAAAGATAATAATATTATGCTCAATACGGGCACAGCGGCAGTGCCTGTGTGGTCGTCAGTTTTATCGACCTCTATACAGACTAACGGAGCTTTTTATCCTAACTTTGTCGGCGACCTTGATATATCGGCAAAGCTTGTTTTACAGCATGCTACATATAGCGCCAGTGATGTCACGCTATCAAAAGTTTTGCCGTTTAACCCTGCTCGGTGCGTAGGGTATGCTCCACAGTCAGACGGTACTCTTATCACATCGGAGCTTAAAGCATACTATAAGGCTGATGTGACGATAAAGGTTGTAGGGGTTGACACGTCAACGCCGTTTGCTAATTATGTGCAAATTGCGCTTGCTGGGGTTGCGTTTGATGCTTTTTTAGGCAAGCAGTCAAGCTCAACGCTCCGAGCAACTTTATATATTGACCCGTCAAGTTTAGCGGCTATAGATGGCATCATGCAGATTACTATAAGGGCTAATTGCGCTATCGACAGCATTGACGGCGATGTCAAGCTTTTCCGCCTTGCATAAAAATGTTCCATGTGGAACACAGCCCCTCGGCAGAGGGGCTATTATTTTTCACCTAATTTTCACAAAACTATCATATAGTTTTCACAAAGGTACATTATAATATAGACAATGAAACGAGAGGTGACACCTCAAAACACAACGACAGCCTAAAGGGCAGGAGGAAAAACAAATGGCACAATATAGTGAGTTACGATTTATGTCAGCGGAGAATTTAAGGCTTTTATGTATTAAAGAGGGATGGTATACAAGAGGTAATTGTGACGAGTATGGGAAATTGTTAGAAATGCCTGTCGGTAAAAACATAAAGACAGTTGATATTGCTAATATTGCAAACAACATCTGTGAACACAGCGACAATGTCGATTTTGTTAGCGTTTGTAACAGCCTACTACAGATATGTGTAAGCTGTATAACGGAAAATTGAGCGCTTCGGCGCTCGCTCTCCGGGCGGAAGGAGATGATTAAAATTAGACCATATAAAAAAAGCGTTATACAGACCAACGGAGGGTATATGCAATTGTGGATAGCGGTAATTAAACAAGCGGTGAATGATTACCACAATAATCCGAGAATGCGCTCCGAAATCGCAAGATTTTTTAAATCTGATTATTTCATGCAAATGACAGGAGTACCCGGTCAAGTGGTGCTTGACCGACTTAAAAAGGAGGTAAAATAAATTTCACACAATTTTCACAAAACTATCACACAGTTTTCACAAAGGCACAGTATAATATAGACAATGAAACGAGAGGTAACATCTCAAAACAATAAGACAGCCCAAAGGGCAAGGAGGAAAAACAAATGGCAAAGGTATTTTACAGTGTGGAGCTTGAGAGCAACAGCTATGCAGATGACATCATCAACGGAACACTTGAGGAGTGCAGAACGTGGTGCAAAAACCACAGATACACAAATGCAGATGGTCGTATCGCTGAGATAACAGATGACGGCGACCCGCTGGTAACAGCTTTTTATGATATTGAGGACTGACAGGAGGACGGCAAAATGAACAAGAAAAAAGGTAGTGCAAACCTCGGATATTTGGTAATGTGCAAAATGCAAAACGGTAATGTTATCCCCGCTTTTACTGATTCTTTTTCATCGGCAACAGAAATTGCAGATATGATGATAGGCGGAGAGTATGCCGTAGAAGTAAAAATACTTAAAATCTCGACAGGCGCAATGTTTGAGTACGTTATTTAAGGTTCTGAGCGGTTGTCCTTAACAGCCGCACCCCAACCCGCAAGGGTCAAAAATATGTCCGCTGTGTGACGGCAAATCAATATCACACTCGTTGTTTAATCAGCGTAGCAACCGCTACAAAATCAAAACTGCATTATCCCTGTGCAGTGAGCGTAAGTACACAGCTACCTACTCGGCTGAGATGAGCAGGAGAAAGAGAGTTTATTATGATTAGCACAAAGAACATAGGCAAAATTGAGCTTTTTAACGCAAAGAGTGCAAGTATTGCATTACAGACTGTAGCAGACACCCTGACAGTAACAGGTGCGGCTATCGCCGATGAAGCCAACACCGAAAGTGGTGAAATTTCGGAAGTTGGCTATATCTTTGACAAGGGCGGAAATGTCTACGGAACTATATCCGCTACGGTAATAGATATGTTACTTGACCTCATCGACTTACTTGATGAGGTCGGCGAACTCCCTATAACTGTGGTACACCGCAAAGCAAAGAGTGGCAGAGAGTTCATCTCGCTTCAGATAGTCGAGTAAATGTTCCACGTGGAACAAAGCCCCGATTCGTTCGGGGCTTTTTATTTTTCATCTAATTTTCACAAAACAAACACAAAATGAACATGTTGGCATGTTAGAATATAGATAATGAAACGAGAGGTAACAACTCAAAACACAAAGAAGATGTAAAGTAAGGAAGGAAGAACATGCCAAAAAGAAAAACACTCGCACAGCAGTATGAAGCTCAGTTAAAACGAATCGAAGAAAGATTAATTGAAATGCAAAAGAGAGGATACACCGTTGTTGGTGAGTTTCAGCATACAACTCCCAAAAAAGTAACTAAAAAAATGATTGACGATTTAAAAACTATCACCCCAAAAAGCCTTGCGAGGCTGTCTGACAAAAGTCACACTATTAATATCGGCACTAAAAAACAACTTATCCAAAAAGTCAAACAGTCTAAAAAAATCGACTACCGTAAAAAACCTATAAGCGCAAGACCGCCGAAGCCGCTTCCTAAGCGTAAAACTCGACCAATTGGAGGACCTCCACCCGATGAAGGGGAAATGATATGGCGAAGAATCCAGCAGATAATTGATACCCCCTATGATACTGGACTAAATATACCGCCGTGGAAATATGCTGAGCATATCGCCGATATACGAGGACTTCTAAATCAAACTGTTGCCCAAATCGGTAAAAAAGCAGTCATTCATCGCTTTGCGTCGGCGGGAGAAGCGGCGGTTGAAGCTGTCGAGGGTTATGTTTATAGCTCAGATTCTGAGCCTATACACATAATGTCATGGTATACTTTTGTTGACATTTTGACAGCTGGACAAGTGCCCGAAGAAATTAACGAAAAATTAACTGAGTTATCAGACTGGAGTGATGACGAGTGATAGCAACATATATGGCAGACTTTGAAACGACAGTGTTTGACGGTCAAACATTTACAGAGGTTTGGGCGTATGCTTGGTGCAAACTTGGCTCAGAAAATGTGACTATCGGTAATAATATCTATGATTTTTTTAATGATATGATTAATCAGGCATTTGATAAAAATATCATTGTGTTTTTTCATAACTTAAAGTTTGACGGCTCATTTTTATTAAACTTTATGTTGTCACAAGATAATTTCAAGCAAGCCACATATCAAGATAGACACGGGGACTGGCATTTCAAAAAATCAGATGAACTAAAAAATGGAGAGTTTTCATACATGATTTCTGACATGGGGCAGTGGTATGAGATTGCCTTAACGTGGCACGGTCACTTGATAACTTTTCGTGATAGTTTAAAGCTTTTACCATTTTCTGTAGCAAAAATTGGTAAAGATTTTGGAACAAAACACCAAAAGACCGCTATTGAGTACACGGGAGAGCGGCATGCAGGGGGAGTTATCACCGACGAAGAAAGACAGTATATCGCTAATGACGTTTTGGTTATGGCGGAAGCCCTTCAAATTTTCTTCAAATTGGCAGAGAATAAGTCAACTATCGGCGCTTGCTGTATTCACGATTTTCAAAAAATGACAAAAAAAGAGGACTGGGAGGCAAATTTTCCCGATATGTACGATGAACACCTCGACACTAAAGCCTTCGACGCAGAAAACGCCGACCAGTATATCCGCAGGAGCTATAAAGGCGGTTGGGTGTACGTTGTCGAAGGCAAAGAAAATAAGATTTTTACTAAGGGAGTGACAGCAGACGTAAACTCCCTTTACCCCTCTATGATGTCAAGTCAATCAGGTAATTTTTACCCAGTTGGCGCACCGAGGTTTTATAAAGGCGATACTATCCCTAAACAGTATCTTGACAAAACAAAGTATTATTATTTTGTAAGGATACGCACGAGGTTTTATTTAAAGCACGGAAAATTACCATTTATTGTAATAAATGGTAGTTGGCGTTATCCGAGCAGAACGCCGTTAAAGTCATCCGATGTACTTGACAACAACGGCGAGTATTGTGAGTACATAAGGACGGAGAGCGGAGAGATTGAGGACACAAGTGTTATACTAACTTTAACCTGTACCGACTGGGAGCTTTTGCAAGAACATTATAATTTGATTGACTGTCAAATACTGGATTATTGTGTGTTTAAGTCCGCAATTGGTATTTTTGATACCTACATCGATAAATACTCAAAAATAAAAAAAGAAAGTAAAGGAGCTAAACGCCAAGTAGCAAAGCTATTTTTAAACAACTTATATGGCAAAATGGCGCAAAGTACAAGCTCAAGCTTTAAAATAGCTCGACTTTCGGACGGGGTGTTAAAATTTACCACACAAAAAGCAAATGACCGCAAACCTATGTACATTCCGATAGGCTCGGCGATAACGTCATACTCGCGAGCCTTTACCATACGAGCGGCACAAAAAAATTATCATGGTGCTAGCGCGCGTGGCTTTATATACGCGGATACTGATAGTATACATTGTGACCTTGCGCCCGAGGACGTACAAGGTGTCGAGATACACCCTGTCAATTTTTGTTGTTGGAAACTGGAAAATTACTGGGACAAGGCAATTTTTGTAAGGGCAAAAACATATATAGAGCATACGACACATGAGGACGGCGAAAAAGTTGAGCCGTACTACCTTATCAAGTGCGCAGGCATGTCAAAGGGAGCAAAGGAAAATTTTAACAATATGTTAGTTTCGGGCGAAGCAAGTTTGACAGATTTTAAAGTCGGACTTGAGGTGGACGGAAAACTGTTACCAAAGCAGATTAAAGGCGGAACGTTGCTTGTCGAGACCACATTTAAAATCCGCCCCAAAAAATAAGAAAAGCGTTAAGGCGCAGTGCCTTAACGCTTAACTTTATATACAGCCTATTCCGTATCGGTCAATCAAGCGGGTGCAAAACCGACAGTACCTTCGGCGGTTTTTATGCCGTGCGCCCGAAGCATACCAAAATTTAACACAGATAGGCAGACTGTCAAATTATTTATACGATAGTGCCATTAAGACAGCACTTTTACAAGCAAGGTCCTTAAACCGGAAATTACCGTTGATAAAGTATCTCCGCATACGCTCTTTGATAAAGCCTGCGCCACCGATAAGCGTATACTGCTCAGTGTGGTCTTGCACGGTTGCACTTATCTTGACTGGGTAATCATCGTCAACCCGGTAATCGCAAGTCATGACATTTTCATTTGGATAAATCCATATAGCATACTTGCGACTTTCAAAACGGATAGTTGCAACGTACTGCCCCCGCCCTTTGGGCAGGGTTAAAAACGCTTCATTATCCCGCAGATACACACTTTCTGAGCTGTAGTCGCTATAAGACACAGCCGAAAAAGCACGGTTAAACCCACTGGCTTTTTGAGCCTTTTGTGCGCTCTCGTTAAAATTGCGTTCTAAAACCCAACCGTCACCGCGCAAAAATTTTGTTTTACTGTTTAAACGTGTTACGACCCCGAGGGCGTTATAGTAGGGATTCAGCAGTGACACCGAGTTACTGCACATATAAACAGGCACATAACGTACTTGTTTATGTTCGCCACGGGCGATAGATGTATGTATGCTAAAAAATTTGTTAAGTTCATCAGGAACATAACCATTATTTTCGGGCTGTATTTCGTCAAAAAAGATTGACGTTATGTCGTTAAAAAGATGTGAGCGGCGTTTGATAAACTCGGCAGAGTTTATCGGAATAAGATAGCCACACTCAACATCATTAAGATAAAGTTCACAATATTTTTTCTCAATCATTTTTTGCGTGAGTTCGTATTCCGGAAAGAAAAGTCCTTGTACCGACTTAAAAAAAGCCTCGGCAAAATTAGTTGCTTCATACTGCCAACGTACCAAAACGGCAAATTTTTCCTTGTGCTTGATAAAACGGTCAATTAAAAATTTTGCAAAGTCCGTTGTTTTACCTGCTGTTCTGTTACTTTCTACGATAAATATTTCAGGGCGATTTCCGTTGATGTCAACGCTGTTTCTCAGACGGTCACCATTATAGTAAACTAATTTTTCTTCCATTGTCTGCGCTCCACAATTGATATGACTTCAACTCCACTTGCACGGGCTTCTAAGGCGGCTTTAATATCTACATATAGTAATCTATCCTTTGAGCGATAAAGTCGCGTTACAGCGCATTTAACGTTGTCTACGCGTGTTTCAATCCAGTAGATAGACCAACCGTGCGTAAAGTAGTAATTTAATTCGCTCGATGACATATACAACAGTTCTTCATCTAATGTGCTTATGATTTTATTTTTCATTGTTTACCCCCATTGTTCCGCCATTGCTTTAGCCACACCCTCGGGCGTTTTACTCCTAAACGTCGCCACACGAGGGTCGGAGTAGCTATACTGTTGCCCATCAAAAACAGCTCGCCAAATATTATGTGTTCTTTGTTCAACTGGCAATTTTTGCGTAGGTACAAGAGGCGGTAGGTTTTTAAGCCATAAGCAAGTTTTCTTACATTCCGTTTCACCGACAAAATCATATGGGTTATAAATGCAGTCGGGTTTGCGATAAATCGTTGACATAATTCCAACTGGATTTTCAACCGCGATTTTGTCACAGTTTGCATTTATCATTTTCATAAAAAAGTCTATTGCCTGTATCTGTTCAAGTTTCTTTTTTGCTCGATATTCATCTGAGCCGTGATATAACCACCTTTGCCCCGACGCACACAGCCGAGTACAAGGCGGATGCGCTATAATTAAATCCCACCTGTCAAGGCTATGTGTTATCCCGTCACAGGTTACAAACGGCGTATTTCCATTTATAATTTTTAATGTGTCATTTTTTACGTGCCACTCAGGATGTCCCCCCGAACAATCCACTATGTCACAACTATACGCTTCATGCCCTTTCGCCCGAAACGCCTTGCAAACTGTCTGACTTTCTTCACAAGCAACTAAAACTTTCATCATTTTTCCCCTTTCATTTTCTGCCTTTATTATATCACACTTTTTTCTAGTGTCAATACTATACTGTGTATAGTATAATTTTGACTGCCACTTTTATTATAACACAGTGCCAGCAAAAAAGTCAATACTAAATTTTATATAGTATTATTTTCAAATACTTTATGTTGTATAATATTGAATGGGGGAATATATAGGCAAATGGCGACGACGGGGTCTATG